GAGCCCTGCTGCATGTGCGGACCGAATGCTCCCGTGCGCACGAATCTGGTCACCGAGTGCGCAAATCAAAACACGGATAATGGCGCCTGTGAGTCGTCTTACCAGCCGCACGCGGACACGGACATCGGGTACATGTGCGAACTGAGCACGTCCTCGTATGAGGGCACAGTATTCACATCGTGCGTTGCCAACACTGGCGACGGCGGGGTGTGCCTGCCGGTCCCGTCCGGGCCGGAGCCCGACTGCACCGGGGGCTGCCCGTGTGGCCCGCTGGCGCCAGCTTACACGACCCAAGTCGCAGACTGTGCAGCACTGACAGACGCCGACGCATGCCGCGAGTCCTACCAGGGGGACCCGACCACCGACTTGGCGGTGCCGTGCCGCCTGGGGGCGGTGACCACCGGGGATGTCATCACGTGCACCACCGGCCCCGGGCTCTGCACGGCGGTCTCGGGGCGTGTCCCCACACCAGGGCTCGAGTCCTGCCGCGGCACCGGGTGCGTTTGCGACCCCGCCGGGCAGATGCTCTTCAACCCCGTCGACGATTGCAGTCAGATCAGCGAGCAGAATGCACACCATGTCGTCTGTCAGTCTTCGTACCAGGGGAGCGTCGAGGACGGGACGGCGGTGATCTGCGAGCGCTTCTTGAACGATGGCGGGTCGATCACCTGCCAGGCGGCCGCTGATACCCCCTGTATTCCCCCACCGGCGTGCGATGCGGGTGAAGCACTCGCGTGCTCGTTAGATATATGCGACAATCTTTCCTTCAAGGAGAGCGATATCAACGGAACCTGCTGCCAGTGCCCCGCCCAGGGCAGCGGCGTCACGGACCCCATCGAGGATCACTTCGATGCACCTCACACACTGCTCCGGCTGACGTTCGATCTCCCAGTGGGCTACACCCTCGGCTTTGTGGGCGGCGGGTCGGACTTCGGGCTCGGAACCTCCCTGGTCGCCCCACCGGCGTACCAGGCCGCGGTACCGTACAGTTCAGATTTTGGCCCCCCGTTGCAGGAGCACATGGGCATTGACGGTGTCGTCTACGACTCGTACGTCACGGTCGGTGACTACAGTCGCTACAACGTCACAGTGGACCCCGACGACGCATTCTTCATCGATCGGCTCGGCGGAGAGTCCACAATCGCCGACTGGGACACCGGTGGACTCACCCTCAACTCGAGCTCTAACCAGATGTACGCCGTCGACTACCCGAGTGGGCAGTGGAACACGGGGTCGGGTACAGTCATCTTCCAGCTCACCCTGCTGAAGGCCGATTATGACATTGGGTGCGGACCGGCGAGTGCTCCGTGTGCGACGGCGCTGATCGGGGGTGCCATCGACCCGCTCGGTGCGGCACCGGACGATATCGGTTCGACGCAAATCTCGTACCACTCGGGTGTCCAGTGGGTGCGCCAGGTGACATGGACGTGGTGAGCTAGATGAGAGCCGTCACGAGCGGCCTCGGTTCCTCCCCAAAGCTCCTGGTGTAGCTGAGGGCCCGTCGATGCAGCGGCGGGGGCAGCGGGGCGTAGATGACCACGTGCGTGAGTGCCCCGCACGGGATGCCCGCATGCTCCGTCAGGGGGGTGAGGAGCACGGCACAGGGTGCCTCGGGTGTTCCGGCGCGGAGGGCGTCGAAGGCCGCCGCGCGGGCCGACGCGGCCCCGGCGACACGGACGCACGTGAGGTGAGAGCGCAGTACTGTGGCGGCCGCACGGGCGAGCTCCGAGCTCGGGAACCACACCACGGCGCGGGGTGCCTCGCGGAGGATCGTGAGCAGCGCCCGTGCTCGTGGCCCGCATACGGGGTGCATGGGCCGGCCGTCGCTGACATGCCACAGCCACTCGGGGTTTATATTTTCGCGGCACGTGGGGCATGCGACGTGGGGGGCCGTCAGGATGCGCCGCATGCAGCCGGCGCAGAGCCCGTGCCCGCAGAGCGGATGTACGGTCCCCGAGTGCTCCATGCAGACGGGGCACTCCTGGATCGGCTGGTCGAGGGCGCGTTGCAGGTGCACCAGCTGATCGGCCCGGCGCCGGGCGAGGTGGTCCATTCGATCCGCATCGACGCACAGGGCGATCTGCTGCATCTGCGTCAGGTCGGGCGAGTGGACGGCGCGCAGGCGCTGGCGCTCCGCATGCTGGTTCAGCGTGACGACCAACCTCTCGACTGTCAGCTGGGCATGGGCCGCCGCGTCGTCCACCGGGACGGGGGCGGGCACCTCGGTCGGGACGCCGGTCGTCTGCAGGAGAATGTCGCCCCCCGTCTCCGTGTCGACGGGCACGAGGTGCTGAGCAGGCCGTGGAGACGGAGAGGCGATGCAGCGCATGTGCACGCACTCGCGCCAGAACGCATCGCGGGTGCCGGGGTCCACGGCATCGGCATCGCCCCGGCCGTCGAGGCGTTCGACGAGGGCGCCCGCATAGCGCGCCACGTACGTCGCGGAGTCGGCGATGACCCACGTCACGGCCGCGCCGAGGCGCGACAGGCACGCCGGGAGCGCCTCTGCCCCGTAGAGGTGAGCGTCCTCGACGACGATGCGCCGCCACGCGAAGAGCTCGAGTGGAGCAGGGGAGAGCTCGGTGGACCGACCGTCCCCCGCGATGTGCATGCATGCGAGCGAACGGGCGAGGAGGAGGTCGATCTGCCCGGTGGCACACGGGCCTCCCAGTCCCCCGAGCGTCCCCACCTCGAGGCACAGGCGCTGGACGTAGATGTCGCTCTCGAGTGTGGCTGGGCTGGTGACGACCACGTCCGCTTCGCATAGCTGGGCGCCAGTGAGCTTGTACCAGTCGCGGACACTGCGGATCTCGACGACCGAGATGGGGCCCTCGAGCCGCGACCGGGCGCGCTGGGCCCACGTGTCGACAGAGGCTCGGTTGACGAGGACCAGCGTCGCTCGCGAGGGGATGAGCTGCGCCCGCGCCTGGCCGCGAGCACGGCGCAGCCCGCGTTCCGCTGCACGGGCGCCGAGGCGCCGCATAGTGCGGCCAATCAAGCCGAGAACCGCCTCGGTGCGCCCACTGTTGCACTCGTGGACGATCATCCCACCGTGGACCGGCGTGCACCGCTCCACGGGCGGGGCGGTGGCGACGCCGTAGTGACCCTCGTCGCCGACGAGCAGCGTCGTGCCGCCGACACGGAGGTGGGGAGATATATCAAGGAGTGCGCCACCCAGCCATGCTCGCTCGCGTTGCTCCATCCACACGACGAGCTCGTTCTGGTGCGGGTACAACTGTCGGCGCCGTGTCCTCGTCGCCATGGGCCGGGGCCACGCAACAGCCCCGACGTTGGGAGTGCCACTGCACAGCACCCTGCGATGGCGGGCGAGGATCCCGAGCACGCTCGGCGGGGGGATGTGCGACTCCGCGACGAGCAGCCGAGCGGCGACGACCCTCGCCCCCGGCTGCGGGGGCGAGCCGTGGCACTCGACCGCCGCCTCGGCCGTCACCCCGGGGTCGGCCGCGGCCTCGGTCAGCGCTTCGTCGATGCTGGCGATGCCACAGCGGGTCGAGTCCATCGCGGGCTGGGTCTCAAAGGCGACCACGTGCAGCGGAGCCTGGGCCTCCGCAAAGAGGACCTGCCACGTGCAGCGCACCGCGCCGCCCGCCACGTGCTCGCACGTGCGGCCGACGACGCGCCCGTATACCGCCTGCAGTGGCGGCGGCAGCGTCGACACCACGACGCTCATTTACCATGGGGGGCACAAAACCCACCGGGCGCCGCCGACCGCACGACGACCGCATGCTGGAGGTCGCTGAGCTCCCACTGAGTTGCACTGAGCGTCTCGGGACAATGCATGGCCTGGCGCTGTCCGCTGCGGTGGGCGAAGCGTGTCCTGAGCTCGCGGAGCGTCGCATCCACCACGACCTCGAACCCTGCCTCTTCCAGGTCGGCCAGGAGTCGCCGCGGGTGCAGCATGGGCTCCGCCTGCGTCGGCGTGGCACCGTGGACGGTGAAGTCAATCGCCCCCGCGCCCACCGAGGTCAACGTGAACAGGGGCCGGTGCAACGCCTTCCCATCGCCCTGCGCGAGGGCCGCCTCGATGGCCGCACCAGATGGGAATATGCACGCAAAGACCCCCCCGGGCCGCAGCACGTCGCGGACGGTGGCTATGAACGCCCGCGCCGACTCGGGGCTGCGGTACGCAAAATGCGGACCGAACATGCACGTGCACACGTCCGCACCGGCCGCTCCGAGCAGCCGTACGAGCGGCTCGCCATCGCACATGTCCGAGTGGTGGAAGGAGTGTCGGGCCCCGTCCATGGTGGCCGAGCGAGATTTCGCGGTCTCGAGCGCCTCGGCACTCGCATCGACGCCCTGGTACTGAATGTCGCCCAGTGCTCGGAACTTGAGCAGGTCGCCGCCCCGTCCGCAGGCCAGGTCGACCACGCGCAGCCCCCCGCCACCCGGGCCGCGGGCCAGCGTGGCCGCCTCCTCGATGATCACCGCCTTGATCCACCCGTGGAACCGCCGCACCCCCTCGAGGCCCTCCGGCTCGGCCGCGCCGAGCTCGCGCGGGGGCTTGGCGCCGTACTGCACCGTGGACGGCACGGGCCGCTCCCACGTGGTCGTGCCGGTAAGAACATTGTACCAGTACGGCGCCTCGGCCCGGTGTGAGTAGTACTCGCGCCACTGCTCCATGGGCGGGTCTCGGGAAGTGCGGTGCGAGCCGTGCGCCCGGGTGACCGGCGGGTGCCACGGGTGGAAAAAAAAGTCGCCGTCGACAATTTTGGGTGCTGGGTAGAAACGGGGTGCGATGCACATGAGCCCGTACATGACCATGGGCCCCTACATGCACATGGGCCCGTACATGCACATGAGCCCGTACATGCACATGAGCCCGTACGTGACCGCGGGCCCGTACATGCCCGCGAGCCCGCGGAGCACGGAGGAGCTGCTGCAGCAGTGCCTCAGCGGGCTCGACGCCGGGGCCTACGGCGACGCGGTCCGTGTGCAGCTCGCCTCTGCCGACGACTGCATTAACGGCGTCCTCGCCGGCGGCTCGGCCAACCCTTACACGGTGCACCGCTCTGGGTTTGCTCGCGGCGTGTGCCTCGCACACCACCGCTACACGGACGCCGCGACTGCGGAGGCCGCATGTGCCCCGTCCTCCATCCGCGCCCGTGACCAGCTGAACCGCACCGTCGCACGCCACCACCGCACCGGGGTGCTCTTTCCGATATGATTGCACGACGTTTGCGACCAATTATTTTTACAAAAATGAGGCTACGGGTGGCGAGACAGGCACGGGCACGAAACACGAACGGCGGCGAGGTGTAGACGCACTTGTAAGATCCGAAATTAATGCATACACTTACGAGGACATCAGGCGATGGCACGATATTTCCCGTGCATCTATAAAAGCCATGGCGTGCTCCGATGTGCCACGCTTCCGGACCGAGCTCCTGCGCTCGTGCGCCCAGCTGAGCGCACCCGAGTGCCAGAAAGGCGTCGCCCAGGCCGCGGAGGCGTACGGCGACCAGTGCCTGCTACTGCCTCTGTACTCGAGCGTCGCCACCGCCTCTGTCGCAGCGTACGTGTGCCCGAAGGCGACGGGCGCGCTCGCGGTGCGCTGCGAGGCGGTCGCCCCGGGCCTCGTCGGCCCCGCCCCGCACACGGGTGACCCCGCCCCGAGCCCGGGCGCCGCGGGACAAGGTCCCTCGGCCGGGCTCATCGCGGGGGGCTCGGTGGTCGGGCTCGGCGCCCTGGGTGGCGCACTCGAATATTATGCACGCAAGGCACCCTGGATCGACCAACTGGGGACGTTCGGTGGTGAAGTACCCGACGCCGTTAGAAACCGCGTTGATGTAGACCCTGACGGTACCAAGTATCTGGCAGATCAAGAAGGCCGCCGTCAGCTGGTATTTCAAAAAGGTGGAAATGCAGCACATCCAGTCATTGTTAATGACGCTGTCACCTTTCTCGGTAAGCAGATACGCCCACAGACCTACGCACTGGGCACCGGTGTTGATCCTTACAAAATGTACCAGGACCCGAGAGAGGGCCCAGAGACTTACTACCTCCCCGAACTCAGCCAAGTGGAAAGGGCTGACCCTATTAAGCCACCTGGATTCTTCAAAAGCCGTCGCAATAGTACATGGGTCCAGTCACCAGATGAAAGACAACGATACATTAAACAGGTCCACAGACACCGTATCAGCGAAGCAGAGGTCGGTCTTCGATAGCCCGCTACCGTATCGCAATCGTCGCCATCACCTCCCAAATCCTCTCCGCACTTTCCCCTCGCTCGCTCCACCGTATCGCCATCTGCGTCGCCTGCAGCAGCGCCCCAAACTCGCTGCACGCCGTCGCCGTGTCGCTCATCGCTGGCGCCAGCTCGGAAGCCAGGCGCCGGGAGTCTTCGATAATCGGGAGATAGGCGGCCTCCTCGGAGGGCTCCATGGGGCCGGCGCCGGTCTCGACTCGGGCCCAGGTGATCATCGCTCGACGGGTGCCGTCACAGGCGTGCACCGCAGAGCGTCCCTTTTTGCAAACAAATTTTGGTCGCATACGTTCATACCCAAAGTCCGATGATCCCATGCTCCGAGCAAAGCCACCATGGAGCAGTGCGCCGTGTGCATGGACACGGTCGACGAGGCCGGAGGGCACGCGCTGGCCTGTGGCCACGTGTTCCACGTAGACTGCATCCTGAACTGGGCACGGTCCGACAACGACGCCCACGCGCGCTGCCCCGTGTGCCGCGAGCTCCCCGAGGGGGGGGCGCAGTTGGAGTTCCATTATGCGGGCACGGGGTACGGAGTCGTCAACAACACCCAGCGCTTCGAGCGGGCGGCCCGCGCCCTGGAGTGTGCGGCGGAGGACTTTGACGACAGCGAGCGGCAGTTGTACTCGCTCCTGCGCCGCGAGTGCGACAAGGCGGCGGCCGCGGAGGCCAAGACACGGAAGGAGCACGAGAGTTTCCGCCGCGAGCACCGCGCCACCCTCGCCCGCGAGCGGGTGCTGCGCTCGCGCACCTGGGCCAAGCGCCACCGTGTGCACTCCGTGCGGCGCGACCTGCTCACGCTGTTCCCCGTGACGCACGTGATCGTTCGTCGCGATCGCGGCCGCGGGGGGAGCGCCCAAATCGTGCGACGGTCGGCGAGGCTCGCTGAGGCCCGCGATGCGACCGATGACCGGCAAGTCTAGAGGTAGAAGAAGACGAGGGCCCACTCCCAGTCGTCCGTCCGCGGGCGGGGACGCGGGAGGGGACGCGGGGGCCGATAGGGGGTGCCGCGATCGCGGCACGCCACGGCAATCACGTTGTGCATCATTTGGTACACCCTACATAAAATTTCAGTGCCCGACCGCGGGGATCGGGGACTGTGCGGTGTTTTTTCGACCCCCGTGCCTCGGGGCGCACCGGGTGCCCGTGAGTACGGGCCACCCCGTCACGTCGAGGATTCTCACGGTACGGTCGCGATGCCCGGCCGCACGTTCAACATCTGCGACGGTGCATGCGAGCTGGTGGCGACGCATGCGATGAACACGCTGACCGAGGAGCCGGACGGCTTCACGCTCCTCTACCGCCTCCCCAAGAACATGCCCACCTACACCCCACTGACGGACTACCTTTTCGCCCAGGCCGAGCTGCCCGCGGCCGAGCGGACGCCGGTGCAGGTCAAGACGTCGTCGGGCACCCTGCCCATGACGGTCGCGGAGATTGACGAAGGCGAGCGGCGCTTCTGGGGCGTCCACTTCCGGTACGTGCGCAGTGGCTCGGAGGGCGGCAGCTCGGCGATGACCCCCCCCACGGACCCTGGCGTGGCGGACGAGGTCGAGCCCGCGCCCAAGCGCCACCGCGGCCCGGGGGCCGATGCCGAGCCGCCCTACGAGCTCGTGCTCGACGAGATTGCGGGCATCGTCTACGTGCTGCGCATTGAGGTGTGCGGCGAGATCTTCCGCTACGTCGGCAGCTCTGGTCGGTTCGACACGCTCCCCCCCGTGCGCCTCCTGGAGCACACGCAGTCGCTATCCACCGGGTGTGGAAAGCTGCTCCCACCCGAGGCCAAGCACGGTGAGGTGCGCATGGTCGTGGAGCGCTTCGAGACGGTGGCCGTCGTGCCCGGCGTCGCGCCGGCGCAGACGCTGAACGACGTCGAGCACCGCGAGACCCTGCGCCTGATGCAGACCCACGGGACACGCAACGTGCGGGGCGGGGTGTTCTGCCAGTCCTGCTACGGCTCGCAGCTGGCGACCGCACAGCTCGCACTGTTCCGCTCGTGCACGAACCGATGCTACCGCACTGGGAAGCCCCTGGGGCAGTGAAAAATAAACACGGGTTTGGTCAAATGCTTACACACGGGCCATTGAGCTACATTCGAACTACTTGCGCAGTACGAACCGCACCGACTCGTCGTCCTCGTACTCTTCGTCGAGCTGTTCTTTGATCTCCACGATGAACTTCAGCAGATCCCGCTTGGTCTTGATATCCTCGAACGACTCCCACCCCCACTCACCCTCTTGCATTGCTGCACCGAGGATTGCGGTGAGGTTGTCACGCGTGACGACCGACCGCAGGATTGGCCACAGCGTATCGAAGACCGCAACTTCGGAGCTCTTGGACGTTCGCATCTCCGCAAACGCCTTGTGGACAAGTGCACCGCGCGAAAGTACAATCTTCTGCTTCGAGCGGGCCGGGCTCTTGGACCGTGCGGGGCTCTTGGACCGCCCCGGGCTCTTGGACCGTGCGGGGCTCTAGGACCGTGCGGGGCTCTTGGAACGTGCGGGGCTCTTGGAACGTGCGGGGCTCGTAGACCGCACCGAGCTCTTGGACCGTGCGGGGCTCTTGGACCGCGTCGGGCTCTTGGACCGTGTGGGGCTCTTGGACCGCGTGGGGCTCTTGGACCGCGCCGGGCTCTTGGACCGCGCCGGGCTCTTGGAGCGGGTCGGGCTCTTGGACCGTGCGGATGCGGGGGGCAGCCAGTCGAGGTGGTCGGCGAGCCCGGGAGAGGAGCGCTTTATGTGCGCCTTGGCCTCGCGGCGCAGCGTGTTGGGCCCCTTCGGTCGGCCACGAGGGCGCACCGGCGCCCGGCGGAGCGGCGCGGTCTTGGGCACCACTTTCTTATCGTGCCGCCACTGCTTCGCCTTGTTCTGCACAAACCCGCCCGCGCGGGCCAGGGCCTC